GATCATTAGCAATATAATCTATTGCCTGTGTTTGCGGAACAGCTCTTCTGATTACAACTGTTTCACCAGATGCAGGGGTATTGCCAGATGTAAATGTTACATTTCCACCTGAAGCATCTCCCACGCCAGATACTGTATAATGAGTTGTCAAAGTTTTGACAGTTTCAGTTCCTGTAGATGATCTAATTATTACTTGTAAATCTGTGTTCGCAAATATTTTAAATGTGTAGGCAAAAGCTGTTGTGCTACCATTACCTGAATATGAATTTTTTACTGTAGTTGAAGATATTGTCATATTAGTTTCTCTATATTATTATTTATTATCATTATCAACCTTATAATACATCATATCTAGTCCTCTTTTTGCTGTTTTTATCATTAAAAGATAGTGAGCATCTATTAGTTCTCTTTTCTCATCAGCAGTATATTTTTTAGTATTATATATATTTCTTATAACATAATTTATTTCTTTTAATGCATCCCTTATATTTAATAACTGTTTAACATTTTTATCTTTCATATTAATCTTTTCTCTAATTTTTAATGCCTCTTGTATTTGTCCTCTTTTTTCTAAAGCTAATATACTACCAATATCTTTATCTATTTTAGCAAACTCTTTATAAAAATCAGTTATAAATTCAGAATTAGGACTTGGATCTCTTAAATTAAATGCTCTGATACCTGGTATAATTGTTAAGTTATCTGTAGGTTTAATTGGATCTTCTATAATACCAAACTCTATTAAACCTTTGTCTGACATTTGTATAACAAATCTACCTAAAGAAGCAAACCAAGAGCTTAAAAAATTATCAATGATTATAGGATTATCTAATTTAGTATAATCATTTCTAATCATAGTATTGATAGCTCTTGATATACCTTTAGCAACTTCAGATGTATATGTTGTGTATTGATATTTAGATAATAATTTTTTATCCATATAATGTGGAACTAAGGGTTTGCCTGTAAAAAAACTTAAATTAAAAAATGCTTCAAAAAAAGGAGCAGCAAATGTAGGAGTTGGGTTTAAATTTTTTAATTGATTAACTCCAAAATCATAAATAAAATCATTAATTTCATCTGGATGTTCTTTATTTAACCAATCTAATAATTGTTCTGTGCCTGTACCAAACACCACACCAAGATCAAAAGGTTTAGGTATTCTATAAGGTACACCATCATGCACTACTACCCAATAATTATCTTTTACCCATTTTGGTTGTCTTTCATAAATAGGATCATCTTTGTTTGCTAACCAAAGATATATTGAAGGAAGTATAATAGCACCTGTAATCATAGTAAATGCTCTTGCTGGTCTTTGTTTAAAAGCATCATAAATTTTTGCATAACCTTGTAGTCTTGCATTATAAAATGCAGATATTTGATTTAGTGATTTCATTTTTAAACCCATTTTAGAATAATCAATAGTTATATCTTTTGACTCAAATCCACCTCTTTCAATCGCTTCTTTTTCAGTTAGTCCAGCTTTTTTTCCTTTTTTATAAGTTCTTTTAAATTCAGATATTCTTGTCATGTTTTCTGAAAACTCTGATACTATTCTTAAATATTCTAATGGTGTTTTAAGTAAATTTCTAATTGGTCCTTTATTTAAAATTTCAAAAGCAGGTTTATCAAATATATTTCTATCAAGAGAAACTAAAGTAGATTGCATACCACCTGATCTAATCCATTTTTGATATATTGTTTGTGATTTTTTTGATAATCCAGATTTACCCATAACTAAAGTTATAGCTCCCTCTAATGAACTCCATAAAGGAATAAAACCAGATTTACTAAATACAGTAGCAGATACTGTATCTCTTAATATATTAGCAAATACAAAATCTGGTGATGAAGTAGCACCTGCTCTTAACCATCTAGCAGGAGCATTTAATCTAAACATTTTAACATAATCACCCATAGCTCTTGGGTCAAAATCTTTTAATGCGTTAGCTAATTCTTTGCCAACTTCATAAACTTCAAACTTACCATTTCTCATCACACCTACAGAAGTCTCATCAGGTTGTAAAAATTCTTTTCTAAATACTTTAAAATTTTCTATAGCTTTATCAGATATAAAATTTTTAGATGTTGTATCTAATACAGATTCTAATTCTTTTCTTTCTATCTTTATTTCTTTACCAGTTGTTTTCTTTTTAATATCTGGAAATATTTTTTCATTTGCTTTTATAAAATCAAAAAATTCTATAAGAGCTGCATTTCGTTCAGCAAGTTTTATAATGTGAAATGTATTATTATACACAGTTTCTATTGGATCAATAACATCTCTTTCAGATCCTTTTATTCTTTTAAAAGGATTAGATACATTTTTAGTATAACCTTTTTCACCTTCTATTGCTTCAATAACTCTTGAGAAAGGAACATAATTTTTATTAGCTTCTGTTATTGCCTCAAATGCTTCTTTAGTTATTAAACCTCTATCTCTTGCATATTCTAATATTCTTAGATTATAAGCGTCTAATTCATTAGATATTTTATCATATTTTTTGATTAAATTTTTATTAGCTACAACCTCTCTTGCAGCTTTTATATCAAATCCATGATCAATTCTTCTTTCATTTAATTCAACAATTCTTTTAGAAACTTTATAAGTATTAAATTCTAAATATGATTTTTTATCTTTACCTATAGGTTTTAGTACTTCTTTAAAAGATTTGCCATTTATTTTTAAATTTTTATCTAAAGTTCCTATTTCAATAAAGTGTCCAGCTCTATATTGCATACCAGTAAGAAGTCTAAATCTTTCATAAATACTTAATTGTTTAGTTCTATTTTTTGTTTTATCTACTTGTCTAACCATACGAAGTATTGGATGATGTCTGTCTAATAATTCTTGAGTTAATTTATTTTTAGTTCCTTTGACAGATACTTCCTCTTTTTCAAAACGAAGTTTATTTAAAATTTTATTTTCAGATTCTGTTTCTAGTTTAATATCTTTTTTAAAACTATCTTCTTTAAATACAGGTTCTGATTTTGGTTTTTCATAAGCTCTTGGTATTAATATATTTTTACTTGATAAATCTTCGACAACTGTTTTATCAGCAACATAATCTGTTAATACATCTATTGCATTGTTATTAGTTTTTTTTATTGTATTAATGACTTTAGCTCCACCAGATTCAGCTAAACCAAATGCACCAAATAATATTGTAGAATCTATTAATTGATCTTTACTAGGTAATTCTTGTTCTATAATTGCACCTGATCCTTCAAATCCACTTACTCTTAATAAAAGTTTAGATAAAAAGTTTTTTCCATAACTTCCTAATTTAAAAGCACTACCTAATTGTATTGCTTCTTTTGCACCAGCTTTAACCCCTTCTTTAGTGTATATATCCCAAAACTCTGAAAAACTATTAACCTTACCTTCTTGCAACATATTCAAATATGTTTCTCTAATTGAACCTGCGAAAAAACCAGAACCAGCAGCAGTACCTGTTTTACCTGCACGACCCCAAGTTAAAAGGTTTGTAAGTAAAGCACCTGTTAAATATACTGGTAAATCTTTTGTAATAACTCCAAGGTTTTGAATATTTCTTTCAATAATACCCGTATCTTCAAAAGGTTCAAGCACATAACCATCAGGTAAACCTGTACCATCATTACCTGGTAACTGATGATAGTTTTGAATTAAATCTATAATACCCATATTAAAACCTCTATCCCAATATTTTTCTACCTCAAAAACTTCACCAACTAATTTTTCTTTTAAAGAAGTATTATCAGGTTCATTTTTTTCTACCTCTAATAATTTTTCGTAAGTTGATTTGTTTTCTTCTTTACCTAAATTAATTATGTTATCCCATATTTTTTTTATTGGTCCTTTATCTATTGGTTTATAACCAAACTCTTCTAAAATTTCATCACTTTCAAATCCAGCATTTTCTAATGTTAATATTTTATCTTTTTTCCAATCACTAATTTCTTGTGATGAAAATCCACCTTTTTCTAACGCTTCTAATTGCGTACTTAAAGTTGTCATTTTGTTGCTAATCCTATTCTTATTAAATAATCTTTTGAAGATTCACCAGGTAATCTTTTAGCGTCTGTTTCTAAATCAAATTTATTTGTTGCTTTATTTTTTTTAATTTCATCAATTATTTCTTTAAAAATTTTATTTGCATTAGGCATAAAATTTAAAACATCTTTTCCAATAAATTCTTTTTTTGTAGGATCAGTTAAAGTTTTTGCAGGTATTCCATTTTTAATACCATTAATATATCTTGAATACATCACATATTTAAAATTATTTAACCTATCATCTAAACCAGAATCAATACCTACTAATACAGGAGAACCTTGAACTGGCATTTTATAATAATCTATAAATTCAAAAAATGTTTTCATTTCAGAATATGTTTCTGGATTTTTATTTTGTGAATCAATTATTGAACTTAAAAATTTAAGGTCTTTTAAACTAACACCATTTCCATATCTTTGCATAATTGATTTTCCTTCACCAGTTTCTCCTGGTAATAAAAATTTATCTGATACTTGATTAATCTCATCATTAATAATTAAGTTGATTATTTTAGAATTTGTATCAAAACTTGAAATAGATTTGCCTTTACTATTAACAACTTTTTCATTTAGTTCTTTGAATTGTTCAATAATAAGAGGAGTTTTTCCAAATAAAAATTCTATTTGGTCATCAAGCACACCATTTTTTTTATCCATCTCTTCTATTATTGTTTTTGATTCTTGAGCTACTTCTGCTTCTATGATTTGATTTTGAGCTAAAATACTAAACTGCATATCAGTTCTTTTGTTTCTTGCTTTTTTATTAAAAAAAGTTTTAAATTTTATTACTTCTTGTGGAGATAAACTTTTATATAAATTTTGTAATTCTTTATTATTACCAAATGTTTCTTTTGCTATTTCGTCATAAGCTCTGCTTAATAAAGCAGGTGGAGCATCTGGAGGTAAATCTAATGCACTTGTCAATACTTGAAACTTGCTTTGTAATATGTTTTCATCTGCTATAGCGGATAAAGTTATTTTTTGTTTAGCAGATAATAAATCAAATTTACCAGCTTCAACCGCTTCTTTAAAAGCAAAAGGTTGTGAGGTTGCCATACTTTCTGCTAAAGTTGTTATACCAAATTCATTGTATGCTTTAATTAAAATTTTCTTTTGACCTTCATCATAATTTGAATTAGAATTAATTTTATCAATTACTTTTTGAGTATATATATCTATGTATACAGGTCCTACATCTTTTAATACTAATGCTTCTTTAGAGATATAATCTTCATCTATGTCTTTTGATAATGTTATTTGTTTTATTCTTGAACCTTCAAGAGCTTTTGTTTTTAAAATACCTGCTGTAGAAAAAAATTTTTTTTCAATAGCTTTTTTAGTAAAATTATCTAAATCGTTAAATTTGTTATTTTTAAAATAATCATATAAACTATTAACACTATTATCATGATACAATGCTGCATCTGATGGATTTCCGTTTTCTTTTGTTTCACTTTGAATTGTAAATAAACCTTTTTGAACAACAATTCCATTTTTATCTTTTTGATCTATGTACATTTCAGATAATAATTGATATGCTTTATTATCTGCTTCTAATTTTTTTTCTTGTATATATTCTTTAGTTAAAAAATCTGTAACAGGTTCTACTGTTCTAAAAATATTTTCAGTAACCTTAATACTAGGTATAGTTCCAGTACTTCCAGTTTCTGATGTTATTCTTCCTTGTATATTATATGTTGGTATCTTTGGCATACTATCCTGTCATTCTTAATAAACTTGTTCCTGCTTGACTAGCAATTCTAATTTGTTCCATTGTTGATCTTTGTTTTGCAAGAGTTCCTTCTATTCTTGCAAATGATGCTTCTTCAAAAGCTCTAGCTTGTCCTATCTCTGTATTATATTTCATTATATCTTTTTCTATTTCTGCATTAAATAAGTTTGATAATTTAATTAATTTTGCTGTACCAGAAAATTCTGCTCCAGATTTTAAAGTATTAACAACTTGTGTTGATTCTAGCAGTTTAAATTTTTTATCAAATTTTTGTAAATCTAAAGTTAATTGATTTTTAAGAGCTTTAGCTTTTTGTTCTGCTACTAATGCTCTTCTATTAAAAGCTGCTTCTTGATATGCACCAATAGCACGTGCTTGTTGCATACCAAGAAGTGCTGTTCCACCCACTATGAATGGTGCTGCTGGAGCTAAAAATCCCATTAAAATATCCTCGCATATCTGTATTGGTCTGAACCATCAAAACCATAGTGTTTCATTAATCCCTCGTTTTTTAATCCTAACCACTCTGCAAATCTTATACCTTTATCAAAGTCTGATCTT